AGCTCTGGTAAGTTAGATAAAAATTTATCAACTAATTTTTGTCCTTCTTTAGGACCTGCTCCAACTACTTTACCTATTTTAGCTGCACCTGCACCATAAAGAAAAGCATAGATAAATGTTTTAGCTTGGTCTCTATTAGTTAATCCTGCTGCTTTCATATTTGCTGTATGTATATCACCTGTAAGTAGTTCATTAGTAAAGACATCACTATCTAAATAATGTGCTAGACATCTTAATTCTAATCCACTCGCATCAGTACCTACCAATGTATACTTAGAAGAGTCAGACACTGTCCAACAATCTCTACACTCTTTACCATAAGGAGAATAGATAGCAGGTACTTGAGCAAGGTTTGGAGAATTATGTGCCATACGTCCTGTAACAGTCTTTAAGGTCATTACTCTACCATGTACTTTATTATTATCATCACATAATTCTATCCAAGATTTAATTTGTGATACTCTTTTTTGTAACAGTAAATATCTTGAAAACATTTTAGCTTCTTTAATATCAATATTATTTAATACTTCTTCATTTACTATTACATTACCTTTATCAGTTTTAAGTTTAGGTTTCCATCCTTTTTCTATTAGACGTTCAGCTATTTGTTTTCTACTACCAATATTAAAAGGTATATATTTAACTTTAGTTTTTAGTTGTACTTCTGTAGGTGGAAATATTTCTGTAGCTTCATTAACTAAATTATTAGCTTCATCTTCTAAAGATGCTTTCAATGTCATTGCTTTTCTTAAATCTAAAGTAAATCCATTCTCTTCTTGCTTATCTATAATAACTCTAACTTTCTTTTCTAGTTCTATAGATTCATTAGAGAATTTACTTTTCTCTTTATCTAATTCATTCATTACTTTATGAGTTAAGTTTACATCCTGTGTGCAGTACGTAAGCATATCAGGAGAATAAGTATTAAAAGAATTCATATCTCCTTTTTCAAATTTTAATTTCTTTCCCCATGCACCTAGTCCATGTCCTTCTTCTCTTATAGGATTAAAGAGTTGAGACTCTATTAAAGTATCTCTTATATGATTAGGTTGAATAGACGAACCAGTAAACTTATTTAATAAAGGTGCATCAAAAGATAAACCATTATGCATTACAAATGTATCAATGTTCTTACTCCAATCTTTAAAGTCTTTACACTCTTCCTGTACCCAATGCTTAATCGTATTAGTTTTAGGACATTTAGCTACAATACAATGTATCTGAGTAGCTTCATTCTTAAAACCATCTGTTTCTATATCAACTATAGCTGCCATCTTTCTCCTCCTTTCCACACCAGTTACAAGGTTCTCCTTCACCTATTTCCATTAAACTATCTTCAACATTACAATAATGTTTCCACATTTTTATTCTATCTGGATTTTCACTAGGTTCTTCTGGGATAATATATTTCATTTTATTTTCCTTTCAGATTAGTGTACATCAAATTGATTAGTATCGTCAAGCTTATTATCTTTAAGCTCTTTTAATCTACCTGTTGCTCTATCATAAAGTAAATTACCTGCTGCTCCTGTATCACCTGTGTATCTATTCTTTAAGATACGAAGCATAGTTGTATTAGCTGTCATAGAATCATGTGCTTGCTGATTACGTTCAAGAGCTATAACACAATCACTAAGATGTGCAATAGAAGCTGAACCTCTAAGATGTGACAGTGTAACTTCTCTACCATTCTCATGACCTATATCACCTGTTGGTCTTCTTAGATGTGATACTAATAATAAACCTACACCTGTTTGTTCTACTAAACTTCTTAACTTAGTCATAAGAATATCAATAGACTTTCTTTCATCATCTCCTTCTTGTCCACTAACTAAGATAGATAAATGGTCTAAGATAATCCATTTACAATCTAAAGCTTTAGCCATGTACTGTACACGATTTAGTATTTCATCATTGTGTATAGAACCAAAGTGGTCAAAGGCATAGAACCTACCAGTTCCTATAGTAGCATCTTCCCACTTCTTTAATTGTTCTCTTGTGTGTTGGTCTCTAATTTCTTTAATATATAATCTAGCACCTGCTTCAACAGACATAATATTAAATGCAGTCTTCTTAATGTTTTCTTCTAATGCTAAGACACCTATATTAGAATTAGTAGCAGTAAGTATATGATGCATTAGTTCTCTTGTTACAGATGATTTACCCATTCCTGCACCTGCAGTAAAGGTAACTAACTCACCTGTTCTCATACCATAAGTCTTATCATTAAGAGCTTGCCAAGGATATAAACATGTATCATTCTTTTGTTCTTCATATAAAGAACTTTGTAATGATTTAAGATTAATAATACCTGCTGGTGTATATACATCTGCATCCCACCATGCATCTAGAAACTTTTTACTTTCTCCTCTTTGTGCATACTCATTAGCATCTTTGTAATCTAAACGCATAATCTTACACTTGTTAGGTTCAAATAGTTGAGCTACTTTAGATGCTGCTGCTCTACCTGGTTCGTCATTATCAAAACAAATTATAATTGTTTCAAACTTATTTAAGTATTCATAAGATGCTTTACAATCTCTTACTGCACCTGCTGCTCCTGTCTTAACAGAAACACAAGCCCATTTAGCACCCATCATTTGATAAGCAGACATACAATCTATTTCACCTTCAGTGATAGTAACAAACTTACCTCTTGCTGCAAATAAGTTTTGTCCGAAGAGACCTGCTGTAGATATAGAACCTTCAGCCCAAAACTCTTTCTCTTTAGTGTTACGAACCTTAGATGCTACATGTGAATTATTACTATCATAGTATTTATATATATGTTGTGTAATATTATTGTCATTGTCTTTACGTACAGCAACATTAAACTTACTACAGGTTTCTTTATTTATTCTTCTATCATGTAGTGCTTCAGTATGTCCTTCAGTAAAGTTAGTTTTAACTACACCTCTTATAGGTGCAGGTGTTATATTATTATTATTATTGTTCATTTGTTTCCTTTCTGGTGGTGTATAAGTGTTACATGAAAAGCAGTACCAGTGTCCATCTTCATACAATGTATTTGCATCACTTGAACCACAGTTACTACATGCTCCTTGTTTAATTACTTTATCGTTCATTTTATCGTTCATTTTATTTTATCTCCTAATCATTATTATCCAATACAGTTCTATATAGTTCATTAACAAAACTAGTTTTATCTTCCATAACTTCATTAACTTCTTTCTTAGCTAACTTCTTAGCTTCTTGTTTAGTATAACCTTCTTCTTGATACTCTTTAACAAAAGTCCAGAACATTTTATTTCTATCTTTATCCCAAAGATTTAAACTCATCTGTTATCCTTGCTACTTTTATTCTTTTATCTTTAGAAAAATAAGTATATCTATAGTTATTATTTCTGTCAACATAAGAATATTGATTTTTTAAAAAATTAGAATCTAAAATCATATTACATCCCATAGTTTTCCAAACTCCTTGATGTAAGTTCCAATGTTCTTCTGGAGTTAATGAGCACTGTTCATTCGTATTAGTCATCATGTTTTATATCCTTTTCTGCCCAGCTAATACCACCAGAAAACGTGGCTTCTGGGTCTATCTTTCTACGTAAGTAATGTAGTTCTTCTGTTAATACTTTTATTCTTATATGAGCTCTGCTCAGTTGTTCTTGTAAGTCTTTAATATTCTTTTTATATAAGTCTTCTCTTTGCTGTGTCATATTAATGTATCCTATATATTTTAATTGAACTAGAATTTAAATCAAAGCCTATTGGTGCTATACTTAATATAAAATTAGTAGCTTCTTCAATAGATTTAAACTTCATTGGCATTTGAAAATCATCTACTAAATAATCAGGTATCTCATCTTCAAAAGGACTAGCGTGAGCTATAACATAAGCATCTTTAACATTCATTATTATTCTCCTGTAGTTAATGCTATTTAAGTATAGCATATATATTAATAATATAAAATAAAAAAATAAAGATAAGAAAGCCGCACTAGTTGCGTACTAGTATTAAGCATATCAGTGATATAACTAATACGATTGGAAAGATATAGTTTAACCAGAGTGTCTTATCTTTTTCTGCTGGTGCGAACCAGTGACCAGTACGTTTCATTCTACGTTTACGTTCAGTTTCTTTATTCATCTTTTAAATCTCCTTCTCCATATGATATCATACAATCTGCATTACCCCATTCATTACCATGATATTCAACTAATACAACAAGACTATCATATAATGGAATCTTATGAGTTGTTCCTTCTTCAGAATAATTTACATCTGCTTCAGAAACTACAAAATTTATTTCTTCTCTTGTTAATTTTCTATTACTTTTAATAGTATAACTTTTTGTATCTTGTGACCATTCTTCAAAGCCATATGTATACTTACTCATCTGACACCACCTTTTTAGTCATAACGTAAGCCTTAATACCTGATATACTTTTAAGATTAAACATAGCTGCAAACTCTTTGCATGCTCTATAAGTGTTCATAGCTTCTATGGTTTTAACACCATGTTTATTATGTGATACGTAATATAAATACATTATACATTCTCCTTTATTTTGTTATCATTTTTACCTACTGCTGACATGGGCAGTACAACTACTTCTGCATCTGTTTCTATCCAGACTTTAGCACCACAAGACAAAGGCTTATCAGGACTATAGATAACTTTACTTTCACCTAATATCTTTACTTCGTGAGCATATGTATTACTCTTATAATTCTTAACAGTAATAACAGGTTCTCTTCTATTATTTTTATGATTAGATTTAATAACGTGTTGATTAATATGTATTCTAGTCTTCATGATTTATATCTCCATGTCCATTAACTACATTAAAAGATTCTTCAGATAGTATAGCATCTCTACCTATGTATGTAGTTTCTGTTTCTAAATTATCTAATTTAATTTTTTTAGATTGTCCTACAAATAAACATTTCTCTCGTACATATTCTTCTAACTCATCAATAGATAACTTATCAGTAGAAGTTACAATATATCTATCTACATTTTTAGTTGTCTTAATTATTTCATATTGATATCCTATTATTTTACTGTGATTAAATGGTAAAATTGTTTTACTCATAGCTACCTCTCTCTTCATATTTAACAAACTGTAATTTAATTCTATCGTCATCATCATGTATAGTAAAACCTAAACTGTTCCATATATCAGGACATTCATCTCCATATATGTATGTATACTTGGCATCAGTTTGTTGTTCTTTATCTTTTAAATCAAAAATATATTCAAGTATCTCATTGTGTGTATATCTTTGAGCAGCATTATCTCCTACTAGTGCTTCCATTAACTGTTCTAATTTTTCTCTATTGTTCATTTTTATTCTCCTTATTATTGTTACGTATTAGTATATAATCTTTTTTTCTACTCATCAAGAAATCAAACAACTTAAAATGTACATCTTTAGTAGTAGGTTTTCTTTTAAAGTTAAGCGTAATAGTAACTGTCCATTTCATTTAAGTTTCCTCTATTAGTTTTTAATTAATTGAATCTCTAAGAACCCTCCACCATTTCCTTCTGGGTCACGACTAACTACAACTTGATATTCTTTACCTTTACATTTTGTAATTAAGATTGGGAAAGGTTCTATGTCTGTATCATTATCATCTAAAGCATATTCTATAATAGTATGACCTATTAATTGTTTATAATGCTTTGCCATTGCATTTCTATATTGTTCACTTGTATTCATTTTTTATCTCCTGATATTGCACCTATTTGTGGTAAGATTTTATCTTCTATTGCATTCTCTATATTCTCTAATAAGCTGGGTGATGTAGTAGGTTTACCATACTTATATGTAACAGTATTATTTTTTATGTCATCAACATCTGATGGCTGCAACCATACTAGTTTTTCTCTATCAGGTGTAGCTAACCAATCTATTACTGATGTATTAATTATATAATTTTCTCCATGGTTTTCATTTAAGTAATATAAGAAATCAAAAAAGCCATCATCACCTAGTCCATCACCAAGCTTATCAGTTCCATCTTTATTCTTAATAGGTTTAGTAAGTATCTGCTTTAGTTTGTCTTTATCTATGTGCCATGTTCCCATGTCAATCTCCTTTTAAGTTTATGTGGCTAGGAATCTGGTCTGCGTATTGTTCGTTCCTAATTAAGTGTACTAAACTAGTATTACCTTTACACACCACGTTATACAATTGAGCTTCATTACAAATTCTTTATGGCTTTGTTTATACCCAGTTAGAAGGGACAGGAATCGAATTAAGCAGTTTCCTGTACGTGTTTCATATTTGCACCATTCGTATTAGTAAATAAATATTACAAAAATAAAAAATAAAGATAGGAAAACCACACATATTTACATGTAGTATTTCCTATCTTTAGAAGAACTGCGTTAAGCTACATCAGCATACTGTAATGCTTTAGTTAATGCTTCTTGTTTAGACTTACTTGCGTCACCATACCAAGAACTCCTTACTCTAGATGCATTACTTTTACCTAGCTTATGGTCATACATATATGTAACTGTATTAAATGTATCCCACCAAGAATCTTTAACTAGTCCTGCACCAGGTGTACCATCATTATGTAACCTATTAGCATAAGCTGCTTTCTTACTACGAACATAACCTTTAACTTCTTGTTCGTGATGTGTCATAGGAAACAACTTACTAAAGTATTCATCTCTGCTTTCTTTAGTGCTCATCTTATTAACAAGATGTTTAGCTTGGTCACTATACTGTATCATACTATTAGAAGCTAAACCAAGTGCATCTCTAACCATGTGTGGGTCAAACTTTTTAGTATGGTCTAAGCGTATACCATTACTATGCTGACCAAGAGCAAGCTGTAAAGTATTATTACAGACAACCCTAATTGGCGTGAACCTAACATTAAGAGAAGTCCCAAATGAATGAGGATTAGTAAACAACATATAACTTTCAACCACATCATCTTTAACCACCTCAAATGTTTCATTAACTTTAGCAAGTATCCATACTATCTTGCCATTACTTAATGAACCAGCTGTATGCATTTCCATCTTCCCTTCTTCGACCCAATCATAAAAGAAATCAAAGGCTTCTTGATTCTGAACAGGATGCCAGTTCTTACCTACAACATCTAGTTCAGTGTTATCTTCTTCTCTTATCAGTGCCATCTTATTTTTAATTAACATACCACCATGATATTGATTTAGATTATCTTGTTCAATAACACTATTGTTTAATCTAAACATTGGTACTTTCTTAACAGTCCAGTTTAACTGTGCTGCTTCCATCATTTCGTATGCACTCATATCATTTGATACAGGTACACCTAGCCCATGCCAAGGTAACTCCCCAGCATAAGCCATAGTTTCTACGTTATGTGACATATTGTCTCCTTCATTTTAGTTTATCAAAAGCTGCAACAGAAGTTTCTATCTCATGTTGCAACACCTCTTTATTAAACTGTCGTATCAATCCATTAATAGTATCAATCGGTACGATAGCCCAATTCTCTCCGAGCATATGTGTCAAATCATCTAAGTTATTTTGACTACATTTATCTCTTAATTCTTGATGGTCTTTCCATGTATGTTTGTGTTCCCAACTACCATACAGTTTTTTATCAAGTATCATTTTGTTATCATCCTCTCTCTAATGTCCTCAACATTTGATTGTAAGTCATTGATTTTACAGACGATAGTATCTTGATTATCTAATATTTTTTGTAGTAAATCTAAGACTGCAGTAAAGTTTTTAGTGTAATGCATTTCAACTGCTAGGTCTTGTAGTTTCTTTAAACTTGTATCTATTTTGTTCATTTGTTTTCTCCGTTATAAATTTACGTTTGTAACATGGTGGGCACCAGCCTTCATCTAATTCGATAAAGACTGATGTTGAACCACACTTCACACATCTTCGTTGATAATCTTTAACCACATTTAACTCTTTCTAATGCAGTCAGTAAGCTTGTTGAACTAATGTATTCTTTATGTACAATATGTCTTTCTAATATATCAACAGCCCAAGACCATGTAACAGGTTCTTCTTTGACTATTGTCTTTACTTTGTCTTCAGTTATGTCCATTAAACTACACATATTATTTCCTTTCATTTTATGATAGTGGTGTTAAATAATCTGACCATACTTCATGCCAAGCTTCAGCTGCTGCTTCTTCAAAATCAGTCATAGAAATATGTTCAGGTCTACTAATGCTACCATCTTTTTCAGCAGCATTATACTGTTGCCAGAACTCTTGTATAGTTTCTGATGATTTCATCATGTCTGTACATTCGTCCCAGAATTCTTGTTGTTCGTCCATCATTTTATTTTTAACTTGTCCCATATTAATAACTCCCTAATGTGTTAATTTTATATAAGTTCTTTAACTCTTTTAGCTTTGGTGCACCTAAGTTATGTATACCTTTCAGTATGTTTACTATGTTTGAAGAGCTACAACTAAGTGCATCTGCTAGCTGCTGTATAGTTAAATCATTATCAATAGCTATCTTGTACAGTAACTTACCATGTGGTCCAATAGCTTTATCAAAGTCTTGTATTGTTAATGTCGGTCTACCCATATTATTCTCCTATAAAAAATTACAATAAATAAAAAAGAAAGATAAGATAATCAAACGTATTAGTAATTGTATGTGATTTTGTTTGGTCATATTATTCTATCCTTTCTATTAATACTCTTACTCCTGGTCCATACCAATTGTATGTTTCCTTTAACCAAGTACGTTTCTTTAATGCTTGGTCCAGTGTGTACGTACCATCTAATTCTACTGTCTGTCCTACATCAGGATGCACATCTTTGTATATTAATTTGAATAACATTTCTTGTTTCATTTTAATCTCCTATTACAATGTTAGTTTAGCAAATACATAACCTAATGTACAGCATAAACCTAGAAAAGCTACAGTGAATAGAACTCCTTTTAAAAAGATTTCTAATTCATTCTCCCAATACTTTTTGTTTCT